TTAGATTTAGATAGTGAAGCAGGATTTGATACAGCATCAACAGCAGATGATATTTTAGATTTCACAGAACGTAATCCGTTTGGTGATCCTGACCAAGGAGTATTTTAATGTTTGGAACATATTTTTATAACGAATCAATGAGAAGAATGACCATCGCATTTGGTCAACTTTTTAATAAGATTAAAGTAAAACGAAAAAATAGTGATGGGAATATTGTACAATCAATCGCTGTACCTTTAGCATATGCGCCAAAAGAAAAGTTTTTAGTTAGATTAGACCAACAACCAAATTTAGAAGAAAGAGAATTTGCGATTACTTTACCTCGTATGAGTTTTGAAATATCAGGTATTTCATATGATGGTTCTCGTAAATTAACAAGAGTTCAAAAGTATAAAAAGGTAAAATCAGGTGAAGATGGAAAAGTAATGACATATAATTACACACCTGTTCCTTATAATATATCATATACTTTAAATGTATATACAGCGACAGCAGAAAGTGGTCTACAAATCGTAGAACAAATACTTCCTTTCTTTCAACCTGATTATACAGTTACAGTAAACGCTGTACCAGAATTAGATATAAAAAGAGATGTACCTATTATACTCAATGATGTAAATTATGAAGATAGTTATAGTGGCGATTTTACACAAAGAAGAGCCGTTATCTATACTCTAAACTTTACTGCGAAAACATACTTATTTGGACCAGCGTCAACTCAAGGTGTTGTGAAAGAAGTACAATCTGATCTATATTCAGATACAGATACTACAAATAAAGCGAGAGAAGAAAGAATAGTTATAGTTCCTAACCCGACTAGCGCAGACGCTGATGACGATTTTGGGTTTACAACAACAATTACGTCATATACAGACGGTAAAAAATACAATTCATCAACGGATTCAGATGAATAAATAGTATAAATAATAAGAGAGAGAAACACTTATGTCAATTAGTAAAATTAAAACTGGTTCAATTACCACAGATGCAATTACAGAAGCAAAAGTAGCTGATAACGCAATTAGTGAAGAACATTTAGATGCAACAGCAATTACAGGTCATACTGAATTAGCAGAAGCAGCTGCAGGTACAGATGTACTTTTAGTTTATGATACAAGTGCTGGTATTATTAAAAAAGTTACTGCTTCTAACGTAGGTCTTCAAGCACCTACACTTTCCTCTATATCACCAACTGCAGTTTTATCTGGTGATGGTACAGGTAATCATACATTTACATTTACAGGAACAGGATTTTCTGCTACAGCAGTTCCAACTTTAATTACAACTGGTGGTGCTTCAGTTTCTTTTGATTCATTTACAATAGATAGTTCAACTCAAATAACTGCAGTAATTGCTAAATCAAGTTTATCAGATGCAAATGAACCTTATGATGCAAGAGTTACAGTTGCTGGAGGTTTAACTGCTACTTTAACAGATCAAATTAATGTAGATGAAAGTCCTGTATTTAACACCTCTGCAGGTACTTTAGGTTCTTTTTCAGAACAAACAACAATATCAACTATTAATATTGAAGCATACGATCCAGATTCGGCAGGAAATATTACTTTTGAAGTACAGTCAGGTTCATTACCTGCTGGTTTAAGTGCTACAACAATACACGAAAATGGTGTTTCAAAATATAGAATTACGGGTACACTTACAACAGATCAAAGTTCTTCAACCACTACAAACTTTACATTAAGAGCAGTTGATGCAGCTTCTAACACTACTTCAAGAGCATTTAGTATTACTGAAGTTCCATCAGGTATTGAGTCATTTACATCATCTGGTACTTTTAGTGTACCAACAGGTATTACAACAGTAACAGTATTAGTAGTTGCTGGTGGTGGTGGGGGCGGAACTCACCATGGTTCTGCTGGTGGTGCTGGTGGATTAATTTTTATGCCAGGTTATCCTGTTACACCAGGTGGTACAGTAACGGTAACAGTTGGTTGTGGTGGAGGACAAACAAATAATTATCCTGCGCCTGATAATACACAGGGACAAGCAGGTAATCACGGATCAGATTCAGTATTTGGAGATTTAACTGCTAAAGGTGGCGGTGGTGGGGGTTCACACTATGGACCATCTCCTGGAGGAGGTAACGGTGGATCTGGTGGTGGTGCCTCTCTACCTCAAGGTGGTAGTGGAGGTGTAATAGGTTGTGCAACTCAACCAACTCAACCAGGAAATTCAGGTGCATACGGTTTTGGGAACCCAGGTGGACCATCTCCTGGACCAAATTATGGTCAAACAGGTGGTGGAGGTGGAGCTGGTGCGGCAGGTACTGTACTAAATGGTGGTATAGGAAAAGCTTATACAATCGCAGACGGAACAACTTCAGTTTATTACGCTGGTGGAGGTGGTGGGTCATATCACCCTAGTGGTGGTGGAGGTATAGGTGGTCAAGGTGGTGGTGGTGATGGTGGTGGTCAAAGTGAAGATAATTTCCCATCTCGTACAGGTACTGCAAATAGAGGCGGTGGCGGTGGTGGCGCTGATAGAGGACCTGGTCCTTCAGGTGCTGCTGGCGGTGGCGGTAAAGGTGTAGTTATAGTTTCATACTAACTTCTCTAAATACTATATTATGATAAAAGTTATTGATAATGCATTGCCTGAGTCTATATACAAATCACTAAAAGATTTAATATATGACAATCACTTTCCTTGGTATTTAGGTAAAGATATTGAACCTCACAAATTAAAAGAAACTTCACAATTTAAAGATTCTTTAGTTGATGACAAGACTATACCAACTTTTCAATTTGTTCACACATTAACATATAATAGTGAGCATATTTCAAAATATTCTAAACGTGTAAATAAAATAATTAATTTATTAATAGACGGTTTTATTGTAAGGTCTAAATTTAATTGTCTGTTTAGAAATAGTCAGATAGAAGAAAACAATTATAATGTTCCTCACGTAGATGTTGGTTATCCTCATTATTCTTTTTTGTTATATCTAAATGAAAGTGATGGCGATACTACTTTTTTTAAAGAGTATGGTGCAAACAAAAGATTAGATAAAGTTAATATATTAGAAAAAGTTAGTCCTAAAGAAAATAGAGTTGTAATATCTGACGGTCAATATCATGCAAGTTCTAATCCTATAAAATATGATATGAGAATGGTTTTAAATGCTGTTATAAAAAAATGATTAATGATATAAAAATTTTTGATGATATTATAGATAAACAATCTCAAAAACAAATTCAACATATTCTTTTTGATAAAGTGAGATGGCAGTATGTAGCAGATGTTACAAAACCAGATAACAAACAACAGCGACCAGGTTTCTCTTATTACTTTATTACAGATAAAACAAACGTCTTTGATTATCATAAAGATGTATTAAAGATTATAGATGCCACTTGTCAAAAGATAAATTTTAAACGACAAGACTGTTTACAAGGTCGTTCTTTTTTACAACTTCCATTAAATCTAAAAGATAGAAATATAGATGCGCCACACGTTGACGCTGATGTAGACCATTTAGTCGTTTTGTATTATGTCAATGATAGTGACGGCGATACAGTAATCTATGAAAACACATTTAAAGGTTATGATAAAGTACCACACTTTAATGAGTTAAAAGAAAAACAAAGAGTAACTCCAAAAGCAGGAAGAGTAGTTATCTTTAACGGTAAACATTGGCATACTAGTTGCCAACCTGAACGAAACGTTAGATGTATAATTAATTATAATATTATATGATTAGGGTATTTCGATTTACAAAACAATTTGATAAAAGTTTTAATTATAAATGTATATATGATATTGAAAAAATATTAGAACAAGAAAAATGTTGTACTAATTTTCCTAACTGTATACACCCAAAATACCAAACAAATGAATTTTTATTTGATAAAAATTTAAGTGTGACAAATCAATTAAAAGACACTTTTTTAAAATGTGTTTCTGATTATATTGAAAATAGTAATTTTAATATATTAAATTGGAAGTCTTGGGCTTTTAAAAGTGAACAAGGAACTTTTCAAAAAATTACTTGGCACAACCATTTGGAAGAAAATAATAATATACAAAATAAAGTTATACAAATTTCAGGATTATTTTATCTCACAGAAACAGATTTAGGGACAATATTTGAAGATGAGTTTTTTACTTATCGTATTAAACCAAAAATACATACTTGGTACTTATGGCCATCTGATTTAATGCATCAACCAGAACCTGGGTATTGTAATCATAACAGATATACAGTCGCAACATCAATAAATATAGGTCATAAATAGATATATGACTAAATTAGAAGACAAGGTAAATGAAATATTAGGTATCAATGAACCAGAACCTAAAAAAGAAATTGTCAAACAAGAATTTAAACCAGCAGTTCCTCGTAGAGAAGATGATAATAAAGCTGATGTAGATAATGACTACAAATACAGTAGAGAAAATTATTACAATCTAATTGAAAGAGGACAAGAAGCGATTGAAGGAATACTTGACA